GCACGGCTGGATGGACAGGGCTCACACCCAAAACCTTCAGCCTCACTGCTGGATCAGAAGAGCTGGCAGCCAATGAGGTGCTCACTCTGAAGTATAATGAGGAAGGCACCGGCACATTTGCAGCCATGCTGGTTGATATCGATTTCGTGTATGGCAAGGGATAACCCAAGCCTGCATGAGGATGATAAGTGATGAATGGGGTGGGCGATCTGCCCACCCCTTCTCTGCATAAGGGGGAGTGAGATGGCAGCCAGAGATGGTATGGCTGATCTGATCAGCCAGCTGAGATCGATGGTGGATGATTCGGGCTCAGCATACTTCACAGATGATCGGCTGCAGGTGATCCTGGATAATAGCAGGCTGGATTTCTTCCACCAGGGGCTCACCATACAGGATCAGCAGATCGATGGCACCGTTGTATATAAGATATACCAGGCCCCATACCAGAATCTTGAGGGATCAGCCACCGGTGCAGCTGCCTGGAGATTGCACGATAGCCAGGGCACTGCCCTCACCAGTGATCTCAGTATCGATTTCCTGAGGGGAATCATCACCTTTGACAATGATCAGAAGGGCTCAGCCAGATATCTCGATGGCAGGGCCTATGATCTCAACTATGCAGCAAGCCAGGCCTGGCGAGAGATGGCAGGCAAGGTGGCAGCATACTACAATTTCACTATCGAGAACCGATCCTACACCAGGGCCCAGTGGTATGATCACTGCATGGCCCTTGCTGATAATTTCGAGAATGAGAGCACTCTGCCTGGCGTGGGTGGTGGAGCTTCCTGGGCAGAGTATGAGAGAGGTGATTTCCTGCCATGAGCCTCACTGCAGCAGAACTCACAGCCATGAGAGATGTGGAAGATGATCACCTGCCCCAGGTGGGCACCATATTTGCCCTGGGCACCGTCACAGATGGGCTGGGTGGCATCAAGGATCAGTATATTGGCCAGGGCACTGTGGCCATGAGGCTGAGCAGGCAGGGATACCCAGAGGCTGCCATAGTGAATGGCGTGGAGTGGAGAGGTGATGCTCTCTGGGATTTGGTGATGCCCTATGGCACCACACTGGCTGAGAGCTCCCTGGTGGCCTCTGAGGGCCTCTGGTGGGCTGTGGAGAGCGTGGGCGATATGCAGAGCTATCTCACAGCCTTGCATGCAGTGGTGAAGCCAGGAAGGGCTCCCAGCACTTCATTTGCAGATGATGATGCATACCAGCAGAGCCTGGTGCAGGCAGCCGTTACAAACTTCTGGCCACTTGATGAGGCCACCGGTGCCAACAAAGATGATGTATTGGGCTCACCTGCCATCACACTCGAAAATTATGCTGGCACTCCCACTCTGGCATCTGATGGCACATTCGATGCCTACACTGATTTTGATGGCACCCAGCTCCTGCAATCAGTTGATACCACACCAGGGCTGGCTGTGAGCACATCTCAGGCCTTCACATGGGCCATATGGGCAAAGAAGAATATAGCAGCCCTCTGCAGCATCTTTGCCGTGAGAACTGGATCGGATTCGGCTGATCGCCAATTCCTGGCCCTCACATATAATCAGGGTGGCAATGCAGCATCCTGGACTCCCACGATATACCAGGGGGTGCTGGGCTGGGGAGCTGCTGCATCTCCTGATCCATGGAGTGCTATCGATGGCAGCCAGTGGGTGCTTGTGTTTGCCCTGTACGATCCAACCAACAACAAGATCGGGGCTGCATACAATGATGGTGATGTGGTGTGGGCCAATATTGGTGGTGCCATAAATACCCCTGATGCTGCTTTGCTCTTGGGTGCCACCAGGAATGATCTTGCCCAGCCATGGGCTGGTGGCATGAGGCACCTGATATATTGCAAGGGGGCCATGCTCACTGATGCCCAGAGGGCATGGCTATACAACTCTGGAGCTGGAAGAGAGAAGGCAGAGATCACAGGATGAGCCAGATATATCTGCCATACATCACCGGTGGAGAGTATACAAACCCACCGATCCCAGAGCCTGGGGAGTATAAGGTGGTGGTATACATCCACAGCCTCACTGAGCAGGATGGTGAGCTCCTGCTGGGCTATCCATTCCCTCAGGCCTTGACTACACCACTGAGCAGGGAAGAGGCCAACAGAGCGGCTGCAGTGGCTTCTGAGGCCCTGCTGGCCAATGGCTTTGAGCCCCTGGCCTTCACCAAGGATGGAATGGGGGTAAAGAGCCTGCTGGAGCCCCAGCAAGTGGCTGGCATCGATGGCTCACCAGAGCCAGATGGTATCATAGAGAGCACAGATTTCGATTTAGAGCCCCCAGGGGCAGGAGAGGAAGCATAAAATGGGCAAGAGAACTTATATGGCCACCATCCAGGATTCCCTATGGCTTAATCCTGTGGGCAGCCACTCTGATGGTGTGGATATCAGCTCAGCTGTGACTCTCACCCCAGCCACAGGCTCAGTGAAGCTATTGATCCAGGCCCTTGAGCAGAATATCAGATACACTCTGGATGGCACCGTGCCCACAGCCAGCAAGGGCTTCCAGATCAAGGCTGGCGATCCACCGATCACGATCCCCATTGGTGATGATACGGTGATCAAGGTAATTGAGGAAGCTGCCACTGCTGATATGCAATACCAGTGGGCCAATTGATATGCAAAGATTGGGAAGCCAGCAGGGCATCCCAGTGGCCCAGAGGCAGATTGGGGTGCCTTCCACCAGGCTGAGCGTGGGGGGAGAGGTGGTGCCCTGGCATGAGGTGGCCACTCCCACTGTGGCCCATAGATTTGCTGGGGCAGAAAGCCAAGAGGCCAGCTATGTGAACCTGGCCAATCCTATCGTATCATCCACTCCCCAGGGATCGCCCCAGTGGAATGCCACAGATGGGCTCATCTTTGATGGCCTTGATGATTACCTGGAAACTGGATTTAATGTGCCAGATAGCCAGGATTATACCGTGGTGCTCAGGTATACTGAATACCTTGGCAGGGGATTCTTCTGGCTGCTCACCAATGGCACCCAGCGGCATGGGTACAGGCCAGATGGTGGCGTATTCGCCCAGGGGGGTGTGGTTTCGGTGCTGGGCTCCAATTATAACGGAGTGGCAGCCATCAGCAATGGGTATGGCTGGCAGGGTGGCGTGAAAGTAACGGGGCAGCTGGCATATACTGCAGGCTATGATCCACCCCTTCTGGAGCTGGGCCATGAAACCGGTGGTGCCAATCTCATCAGGGGCAATGTGCAGGATTTTGCCATATACCAGCCAGCGATCTCAGATAGCGATCTGGCGTTAATATGCACACTCATGGCACAGGGGATATAAGATGAGCATAATTGGAAGGCCCAGAACTCCAGGCATTCTGCTCCCAAGCAGGCAGATGGGCACTCCAGGCACCAGGCTGAGCGTGGGTGGGTGGCCTGGGCCAGTTTTCTCAACAGTCAACTATAAGGGAAGCAATTACAGCACTACCTGCAGAATCTACGTGCCCTCAGCCCATGAAGATGGCGATCTTCTGGTGGCTTTCCTTGGTACAACGGTTACCACTTCTACCATCACGGCACCGGCGGGATGGACTCAGATACAGTTTGGGAATGGAAGCTTCCCAGCCATGGGGGCATGGTATAGAGTGGCAAACTCAGAGCCCTCATACTATGATTTCACTCGCGATGGTGCGGTAAACAATTTCCCAGGCATGATTATGCTATTTACAGGTGCCAGCGGGATCGATGGCTCATCTGCGGTGGCCTATTTGGCCTCAGGGGGGCTAATGGTGGCTTCTGGGATCACCACCACCCAAGATTTTGATTTACTACTGGCTTTGTACGGTGATGGGAATGATGTCAAAACTTGGCCAGCGGGATGGGAGCAAATCGCAGCTGTAAGTAGCACAGGGAATATCGTATTGTACGTTATAGCAAAGCAATTCGAGAAGGCTGGCCCAACGGGAGATATTACATCAAACAAGCAATACAGCGGTGCATCAGGCAGTATGCTACTGGCGATTAAACCATAGGGAGATAAGATCATGGCACAGAGCTATACAGAGATTTTTACACTAGCACTCGATCCAGACTTCACCAAGAGGCTGGCTGTGGCGGTGGCAGATGTGGGTGATGAGGTGTACGGTGAGGGCTCAGGTGTGCCCAATCACGATCTGAGGATGGCCATGCTGGCATATGCTGGCCCCACCCTCTCAGCCTATCGTGCATTTGCCCAGGATTTGGCCCTGGCACTGCTCACCCTCAACCAGGATATGAATGAGAGCGTCACAGATGCCCAGCTGAAGAGTGCTGTGGAGCAAATATGGACTCCCTATGCCCTGCTGCTTGAGGCCAGGGGACTAATTGAGGTGGCCCAGGCCTGATGAGGATCAAGCTCGAACCCTTCCTGGGAGTGGGCCACCCATGGCAAAATGATGAGCTGAGCATCTGGGGAGCTCCCTATGGCAATACCAGGGCAGCATTCCCCAGGGCCACCATCATGGATTGGCAGTATAATCACCTGGATGATGAGCTATTCATGCCCATGAGCTATCAGATCACCGGTGAGCACTCTCTCAAGGCCCTTGAGGCAGCCAAGAGGGGGCCTGAGAGGCTCTGGCTGGTGGGCAATGAGCCTGAGCATGGGGATCAAGCCAATGAGGTGGTATGGGATACCATCCCCTTCTGTGAGAAGTGGATGATCCATGCCCCAGCGTGGGCTGCACCAGGCTGCAATGTGGCCACACCAGATGGCAAGGCTTGGCTGGAGCGTTTCAGCCAGCTGCTCACCCCAGATTTCTGGCACCTGCATATCCACTTCCAGCCCGATCCTCAGCACTTTGAGGAAATATGGCGGTGGGTGGAGAGTTGGCACAGCAGGCAGGGCATGGGCAGGCCTATCATACTGAGTGAGGTGGCCCATTGGGGCTCTGATATCGAGAGCGGCAAGGCCCTCATGGATCATCTGGCAGCCAAGGTGGCCAGCTCCAGCATCTTGCTGGGTGCCTTCTGGTTTTCCAGCTGGTGCCTGTGGCAAGAGTGGCACCATAGTAACCTATTCACCCAGGGTGGGCAGCTATCGCCCTTGGGAGAGCACTGGAAGGGCCTCTCAGATGGATTTGAGCCCCATACAGTGTATTTAGCAGCAGTTGAGGCATAAGGGGGCATAATGGCACTTCCTGTACCATGGAGTGGCTTGGTTCAGAGCTGGTTGAGTGCTGGAAGCCAGCACATAGAGCCATCGATAGGGCTCAATTCGGTTACTGGTGGGGCCTCTGATGCCTTCTCAAGGCTCAGAGTGAGCGATCCCACCACTCTCTTTGATTCCCAGATGGAGTATGATGCTAATCCTCTGCTTTGGGTAGAGAAGGCCACCGGCACCGGTGCAGCTTCCTTCTCTCAGGCAAAGGCTCAGGTTGATTTCTCAGTGGCAGCTGGGGATTCCATCATCAGGCAGAGCAGAGCCTATATGAGATACCAGCCAGGCAAGAGCCAGCTGGTGATCCTCACCGGCAATCTGGGAGCTGCCACTGCAGGAGTGGTGAAGAGGATCGGATATTTCGATGATGAGAATGGCGTATTCGTGCAGCTGGATGGCGATGGGCTGAGCTTTGTGCTCAGGAGCTCCACTTCTGGCACTCCCACAGATGAGGTGGTGGCCCAGGCAGATTGGAATACTGACACCCAGAGCGATCTCGATACAACCAAGGCCCAGATCATCATCTTTGATCTGGAGTGGCTTGGCGTGGGCAGGGTGAGATGTGGATTCTACAGGGATGGCCTGCCAGTGATCGCTCATCAATTCCTGAATACCAATCGAAAACCTGGCGTGTATATGGCTACTGCCAATCTCCCAGTACGATATGAGATGGTATCCACCACCGGTGCAGCCTCAGATATGGCTCAGATTTGCGCCAGCGTGATCTCAGAGGGTGGCTTTGAGGAAGATCGGGGCATCCCATTTGCCGTGAATACTGGCGTGGTGGGCCAGGCCTGTGGCACAGCAGGCCTCATACCGGTGATGAGCCTCAGGATGGGCACAGCCTTTGCAGGGAAGGTGGCCAGGGGGCAGCTGCTGCCTGAGAGCGTTGATTTGTATGTCACCGGTGCAGCCTGCCTGTATGAGATTCACTATGGTGGCGTTGTGGGTGGAGCCAGCTATGCACAGGTGAATGCCAGCAGCCTGGCTGAGTATGATGTGGCAGGCACAGCCCTCACAGGCAGCTTTGCTCTTGAGGGTGGCTTTGTGGCAGCCACCGGCACAAATCCCACCAATCGCAGGGGCTCAGATAGCAAAACACTGGTGAGCAAGCTGCCCCTGAGCCTGGATGTGGATGGAGAAAACCCGATCCCCATCACGGTGATGGCCCAAGGTATTGGAGATACAGCCACCGTTTATGCTAATATTGGGTGGAGAGAGCTGAGATAAGCTCAGAAGCTCATGCTGGGTGCAAGAGGATGAGAGTGATCCTAAACAAACCCTGATTCAGGAAGGTGAGCAGCATGAGCAAGAGCAAGAAGAGAAGCAAGCAGAAGGCACAGCAGAAACTGCAGGCCCAGCAGCCTGAGAAGAGATCATTCCAGGTGGGGGATATTTCCATGGAAGAGCTCTCTGGCCTCAGGATGCTGTACAGCAGCAATGCCCCATGGAGCAAATCTGGATATGGCGTGCAGGGCAGCTCCCTGCTGCCCAGGCTGGCAGCCCTCATGGGTGGCACCCACAATGTGGGCATCTTTGCATGGTATGGCCTTGAGGGTGGCATCCATGTGGTGGATGGATTCGTATGCTATCCAAAGATGAGGCATCCATATGGCAATGATGTGATCGGTGCCCATGCCAAGGATTTCCATGCCAATCTGGTGATCTCCCTGATTGATGTATGGGTGATGGAAGATACTGCAAAGAAGGTGGCACCGGCACTGTGGTGCCCATGGCTGCCTATCGATCACTGTCCTATACCTGAGAAGGTGCTGGAAGCCCTTGAGGGAGCCCATACACCACTCACATATAGCAAATGGGGGCATGCACTTCTGGAAGATGCTGGCGTGCCCAATCGCTACATTGCCCATGGTATTGAGCCAGCCCAGTATAGGGTGGTGGAAGATTGGGAAGAGAGTGGCGAGAGGGCAGATTTCGTGAGTGGTTTCTTTGGGATAGAGCAGGAGAACCCCCACATCAGCTGCATGGTGGCTGCCAACAAAGGCTATCCAGATCGTAAGGCCTTCCAGGTGAATGTGAGGGCTTGGTGGCACTTTGCCAAGGATAAGCCCCATGCATACCTGTACATCCACACCGATCCCACCACAGCACTGGGTGGCATCGATATGCCAGCCCTCTGCAAGAATATAGGAATCCCAGATGAGCGGGTGATCTTCCCAGATAGGTATCAGTATGGGAAGGGCCTGCCCTGGCAATTCATGCAGCAGATGTACAACTCCTGCAATGTGCTGATAGGCAGCACCATGAGTGAGGGCTTTGGAATTCCCATTATTGAGGCCCAGGCCTGTGGCCTGCCTGTGATCGTCACAGATTTTTCAGCCATGCCTGAGCTGGTGAGATGGGGGAGTGTGGTGAGCCCCAGAGATATGATCTGGACTCCCATGAACTCCTGGCAGGCCTGGCCAGATTGGGAAGGGGTAGCAGAGGCCCTGGAGATGGCCCACCAGGAATGGCTCGATGCTGGCAGAACACTGCCCCTGGATAAACGTTTGATGCACAGCAAGCTGATCCATGATGAGTTTGGCTGGGATCAGCTTGTGGCCACCCAGTGGTATCCATTCCTAAAAGATATACAGCCAGATTTGCCACCCATGGAGTGCCCACCGTACATCAGGGCAAAGCCCAGTAGCCAGCAGGGCCCAGGGCAGCCAACAGAGGGCCCAGGAGCTCAAATGCCAGCAGAGAAGGGCAAAGATACTGTATGAGCAAATGGAGCGCACAAAGGCTCATGAAGGGCCTTGAGAGCGATCCACAGAAGCTGAGGATCATGGCCCAAGATGCCTGCATCGATGATCAGCAGGAGAGAATTCTGAGGGCCATGCCCCACATGATATGGCATGTGGGCAATCCTGGGCACCAGGGCGATCACCTATGGGATAGAGAGTACGGTAATGCGATCTCCTGCACCATGAGAGAGGCCCATATCCTGAGCCTGCTGGCAGATATGATCGATCCAGAGGCAGTGATCGAGATAGGCACCCATATGGGCTGGAGTGCTGCCCACCTGGGGATAGCGTGCTGGGGCCCAGTGTGGATGATCGATCCATGGGGGCTGCTGGGCCAGCTTGAGCGGTGCAGAGGCAATGTGAAGAGAGCCACAGAGCACAGCGATCTTCATTTCGTACAGGGCAAGAGCCCCAGGGCCCTGGATGATATAGGCCTGGCAGAAGATACAAATGTGCTGGCTTTCATCGATGGAGATCATACCAAAGAGGCACCCATGAAAGATGCCACAGGTATTCTTGAGCGGTGGCCCAATGCCCATCTTGTGCTCCATGATGTTGAGGTTCTGCCTGTGGCCAAGGCCATCAGGGAGATCACTGAGAAATACCCACTGAGAATGGGCATCAAGCTGGATACAGCCAATGGCATATGGGTGAATTCGCTTGATAGAGAAGTGATCGCAGCTACCATCAGCATCAGAGAGAGGTGGGTGCCATGATCGATATCAAGCATGATGATTGGGCTGTGATCACCACACTGAATGAAGAGGCCAGCATATACCAGCTGGTGGGTGAGCTCAGGGGCCTGGGGCTTGGCGTGATCGTGGTGGATGCCCAGAGTGATGATGATACGGTGAGCCTGGCATATGAAGCTGGAGCCTATGTGCACCCAGTGGGCAGATGGCCCATAGGGCCTGCCCTGCAGGCTGGGTGGCGCAAGGCCTTGGCATTCGATGCTAAGAGGATCGTGCAGCTCGATGCTGGTGGCAGTCACGATCCCCAGCAAGCTCTGCAGCTTCTGGCAGCTCTCGATGGCGCAGATATGGCCATTGGTAGCAGGTTCATGAAGGGGAGCATATACCTGAGGGGCCTGGGCTCCAGAGGCAGGCCAATGATCTCCAGGGGCATCTCAGCCCTCTGCAATCTCACCCAAACTGGGCCCAACTTCTCAGATTGGAGCAGTGGTTTCAGGGCTTTCAGGCCATACACCGTGAGAGTGCTGGATCAGCACACCTACATGGGGAGCATGCACGGCTGGCAGCTTGAGGTGCTGGCCCATGCTGTGGTGGATAATTTCAAGATCAAAGAGGTGCCCATCACCTATATCCTGGGGGAGAGCAGCCTAAATCTCAGGGTGGCCTATGAGGCCAGCCAGGTGTGGCTGCACATCCTGCACCATCTGCAGGGCTCAAAAGAACTGAAGGGAAATAAGATCGCATGAGCACAGGCAATGTGAGAATTGGCAGCATCGTGAGAGATGGCGGTGGATGGCTGCCAAGATACTTTGTGCAGGTGCAGGAGCTGGCAGCTCAGCTCTGGGCCAAGCGTGATCGTGAGCTGAGCGTGATCCTGCTTGAGGGGGATTCCAGTGATGATTCCTGGGAGCAGCTCATCAGCTGGCAGGCAGAGAGCAAGCTGCCCATACAGGTGCTCAAATTCTCTCATGGTGGGAAGAAATACCCAAGCATCAATAAGCCAGATCGGTGGGCCAATATCGCCAAATGCTGGAATTATCTCTTCAGCTGGCAGAAGCATGAGGCAGGGATCGATGCTTTCATATACGTGGAAGCTGATCTCATCTGGGAGCCTGCCACTATGATACAGCTGCTCGATGATCTGGAGATCAAGGGTGTGGATGGAGTAGCCCCCATGAGCATGCTGAACCCCGATTTCTTCTATGATATCTGGGGCCACAGGGCAGATGGCCTGCATTTCACAAACGGCAGGCCCTTCCATCCATGGCTGGCCCCAGATGCAAAGGTGCCAGCAGAAGCCCAGAATGGGAATCTGCTGAAGATCGATAGTGCAGGCAGCTGCATGGCCATGAGGTGGGAGATCGTGCAAAGATGTACATTCAGCCCAGTGGATGCTATGATTGGGCCTGATATGAATGCTAAAGGATATGGCCTCTGGCTCGATAAAACTCTGGCGGTGAGGCACCCATGAGCGAGCATGTGAGGCTAATGCTGCTGATATCGTGCTGGGGCCTGCTCTTGATACTGGGCCAGCTGGCCATTGCCTGGGGGCTCAGGCAGATCATGGGAGAATGGCAAGCCATCTGGGAAGATTGGAAGAGCCCCAGCAGAGAACTTGCTGATAACTATGGGATCGCAGTATGCAGGGCCCTGGGGCTTCCATCCAGGGGTGTGGCTTCTGTGGATGTGAGGGCAGAGGCTGGTGAGCTCCTGAGGGTGGATGTGCATTACTATGGCACAGAGGCCCTGAGTGAGCCCCTGGAGCTGCCAGAGAATCTGAGAGTGCATCTGAGCTTTGATGATCTAGGCCCAGAGCTTGAGCAGATAGTGAGGGAATACATTGGCCCTGAAGATCAGCCAGAAGGGAGTGGTGCTCACTGGCAGGCTTGATACAAAAGTGCTTGATAGGCTGGTGGGCAAAACTGATTCTGAGCGGGATAAATCACTGAGAGAGATCGGATTCGCTGTGCAGGGCAGAGCGGCTGCTGCTGCACCTGTGGATACTGGGAGCCTGGCCAGCAGCATATATACCAGAACTCCAGATCGGGCTGCAAACCCACCACCGGTGCAAAACTCAGAGGCCCCCAGGGTACAGCTACCCAAGCCACCCAAGGGCTGGGTATACGTGGGCCCCTCAGTGGAGTATGGGGCATATGTGGAGTTTGGCACCAAGTACATGATGGCTCAGCCATTCCTGAGGCCAGCCCTGAATGGGGTGAGTGATGATCTCAGGAAGGCAGCCCAGAAGGTTGCCAAGCCACCAGCTGGAATGGGGGCAAGATGAGCGTAATACCAGCCACAGGGAGCGCATTGCACAGCCTTCTGGCTACCAATGGCACCGTGAGTGTATACCAGGCAGTGATCCCAGATGATGCCAGCCTGCCATGCATAGTGTGGGATCGTGGGGCTGATGAGGATCGATATGGATTCAGCCATGATGAGAATGCTGCAGAGTATCAGATCAAAGTGGTGGATGATGCTGAGTGGCCTGGCAGGGCCCAGCAGATATATGGAAATCACCTGCATGGTATCGTGCAGGGAGCATCACTGAGTGTATCAGGTTTCACCACTGTGGAAGTAAGGCGATCCAGCACTCTGGATTATCGTGATCCAGATGGCTTCTGGCATGTGGGTGGACTATACAGAATTTGGTTGGCCACATAGGGTGGCCCAAGAGATGAGAGAGGTGAGAAAATGGCTGTAGTATCAGGAACTGCTGGGAGCGTGGTGCTGGGTGGCACTGCTGGCACCATAATTGCCAAGCTAATGGAGTGGAGTGGTGATTTCGAGATGAGCACCACTGAGGTGATCGAGTTTGGCGATACCTGGAGTGATCGAATCACATCGATCCACAGGGCCACCGGCACCTTCACAGGTTCGTTTGATGATAGCGATACTCATCAGGCTGCCCTGTACACTGCATGGGTAAACGGCACCACCGTGGAGCTGGTGCTGTACAAAGGCACCAAGTATTGGCATGGCACTGCATATATCAGCACCCTCACAGATACAGTGAACGCTGAGGGCAAGGCTGATGTATCGTTCAACTGGGAGAACAAAGGTGCCTGGGAGTATGTCTAGGCCCAGGCCAATCTGAGAGGATGTAATATGGCAGGAGAGAAGAGCGTGCTGAGTGCAGAGGATTTCCTTGCTGGCATCCTGGGCGATCCTGTGCCTCTCACGGTGCCCAATCTTGGCACCGTGATGGTGAGAGGGCTCACTTTGTTTGAGAGGAAGAGCCTGGCCCCACTCTTCAAGGGTGAGGATAATAATGCTGATATCACACTCAAGGTTGTGGCCATGGGGATGGTAGAGCCCAAGCTATCAGAGAAAGATGTGGAGAGGCTCTGGAAGGCTGACAATGCAAAGCTGCAGGTGATCGGCCAGAAGATCATGGCCATGAGTGCTGTGCCAGATGAGCAGGATACTCTCGAAAAAAAAGTTGGGAGTGGCTCACTGCCAGGCCAGGAGATGGTACAGCAAATCTGATCCCCACAGAGAATTATGCTCTCTTTAATCTTGCCACTGAGGTGGGTGGCACCGTGAGGGGCCTGCTGGCAGGAGTGCCTGGGCCTCTCACTGCAATGGAGGCATATCTCTGGCAGAGATGGCGATTGGCCAAGTATAGGATCACTATCGTGCAGGCAAGATGAGGCCTGGGCATAGGATGCAAGGGGTGCAGTGATGGGATTTCCAATAGCTCAGTATTACGCCAAGATGAGCCTGGATACCAAGGACTTCAAGAGGGGCCTGGCTCAGACAAAATCAGGCCTTGGTGGCCTGGATCGTGCCTTCGGTGGTTTGGCTGGTGGTATAGCAGGATTGGGAGCCCTGGCTGGTGTGGGATTTGCCACCAGCTTTGTGGCTGATCTGGTTACGGTGGGAGCAGAGGCCCAGAGGCTTGAGATGGGCTTCAACACTCTCTCACAGAGCATGCAAGTGGATGCCCAGAGCATGATGAGTGCTATGCGGGAAGCATCTGATGGCATGATCTCAGATACCGATCTGATGCTGGCTGCCAATAGGGCCATGCTACTGGGGGTATCTGAGAGTGCTGATCAGATGGCTCAGCTCATGGAAGTTGCTAAGGCGAGAGGGGCTGCCATGGGCTTGAGCACATCTCAGGCATTCAACGATCTGGTTACAGGTATCGGCAGGGCCAGCCCCTTGATCCTTGACAACTTGGGTATCGTCACAGGTGGTGAGAAGGTATATGATGATTATGCTGCAGCTATAGGCAAAACCAAGGATCAGCTCACTGAGATCGAGAAGAAGCAAGCCCTGGCCAATCTCGCCATCTCCAGCAGCCAGGGGCTCATCCAGGCGCAAACCCAGAATCTGGAAATGGCAAAGAACACGATGGAGCAGGCCACTGCTGCCATCGATAATTTCAAGGTATCCATAGGCCTGGCCATGGCTGAGGGCGAGAATTTCGCTCTGATAATGGGGCCCCTAATTGAGCGGTTGAATGGCATGAGTGATGCTATCAAGAGGGGCAACACTGATCTTCAGGATGGCGGGCTCCAGATGTATGCCAAGAATATCGTGGATTTGGCTGCCAGGCAGGATGAGCTCAACCAGAGGATGCAAGAGGGTGGGCTATGGGCCAAATTCCAGGGCAATATGATGATGGCCCTGGTGGATTCCAGCATGAGTGTATCCCAGGAGATATCTGGCCTGAGCGTGGAGCAGGCCAGGCTGCTATCAACCACTTCTCAAGGTGTGGATCGCTTTGATGATTACGGTGATGCAGCTGCAGAGGCTGCCACCGATCTGGCCCTGCTTGAGAAGCAAGCTGCAGCCTCAGCTCAGGCAGTGGCTGATATAAATGCACAACTCAAGGCCACCGGTGGCCTGAACGTGGGGGTGGAAACCTTCAGGCAGGCCAGCCAGCTGGGCTCTATGGTGGTGCCCAAGGTGGGGGCAGCAGGTGGCGTGAAATATATGGAGGATATGGCCTCACAGATCAGCAAGCAGAGAAGCCTCTGGAATCTTGCTGGATATGAGGTTTCTGTGATCGATAGCGTGCTGATGCCATCGTACATCCAGCAGCTCACCAAGGCCACAGAGGATCAGTATGGGCTCAACCAGCAAGTGGCCAAGATGCCCCAGGCATGGAAGGATGCTGAGAGTGCCTTTAACGATATGCTGAGCAAGGTGGAAGGTGCCCTCAGTGAGGCCCTGAGCCTGGATGCCATTGGCGGTGAATCTCTCTTCTCAGATATCCTGCCCAGAGAGGATGCAGTGCAGGAAGATGCATTCAGGCTGGCAGATGTGATGGTGAAGGGCTTTGAGAGCCCATGGGCTGAATATTTCAAAAGCAATTTTCCTCAGCTCTTTGATGAGCTCACAGCGGGGGGAGATATCAAGGCTGGTGCAGCCAAGATGCTCAGAGAATTCCAGGCAGGGCTCAGGCCTGAGCTCCTGGATATGGATCAGCTCAAGCAGGGCATCAAGGATCAGCTCACCAGGCAGACACAAATGGATGCCATCGCCAAGCAGCTGGCCACTGAGCTCAGCCAGGAAATGGGCATCAATATGGAGCAGGTGCTGGCTGCCTCAAGAGGCTTTGTTGGTGGCACCACCGGCACCGATCTGGGGGGTGAGGGTGGTGCAGCTCCACTCCCAGTGGTGCCAGAACTGCAGATCGATCCTGGCTCCCTGGAAACTCAGCTCCTGGATGTGGGCACACCGGTGGGCTCCACCTTTGGCACCATCTTCCATGATGGCACCATAGCAGAAATTGAGGGCAAGAATACCGGTGGCCAGATTGTATCAAAGGTAGTGGAGCAAATCAGTGCTGGTGCAGCTACCATCACCATGAGCGGCAAGGGCTCAGGGCAGCTCTGGGGCCAGGGCTTTCTCGATGTGGTGGGCCAGAATGTGCCACCTGGATTGGTCAAGATACTCACAGATTTGGTTACACCTGGCGTGCAAGCTAATCTCCAGAGTGAGCAGAGCAGAACTGGGGCCCAATAGGGGGTGATGATATGAGTATGAGCCTGGCTGGATCAGCCCTGAGAAACCCATCCCAGTGGCAGCAATGGGATATATACAGGGGTGGCCATGAGATCATGGCTGATGGCTCAGTGGTGTATCAGCTGGTGGATAGCGTAAAGCAGGAATTTCTATTCGGCTGGGCAGCTCTCACTGATGCAGAGAGAGATACCCTGAG